TTCGGCATTTTGAAACTGCCTAATTTTGGCATATTGTTACCACCAAACCCTTTCGTGTATTTACTTGCAGAAGATTTCATTTTATCCATCTGTTCGTTTGCTTGTTCTTGACTACCTGATTTATCCCCGTTTTGCTCTTTCAACATCTCTACAAGGTCTTTAACCATCCATTGATATTCATAATAACATAGGTTGTCAATTTCAGAAGGTTGTATATGTAAATGGTGTTGTACATAAACCCTATTCTTATAAAATGCCCTTAAATCTATTTGAAATGCCTTAAATACATCTTTCAATCTAAGTCTAACTGTTGGTGTTCTCATATACTAATTATTGTACTATATTTAACCCAAAAAAAAGACTACCAATTTCTTGATAGTCTTTATATAAACTGGTTTTGACTAGTTTTACATCAATTCATCATCTAAGATGTTGTCCTCAATGAATAGTCCTTTAATACCTGTTGGTAATTCAATTTCTGCTTCAATTGGGTCATGACATTTATCGCATAGTTTTAACATTTTTTCTTTTACAGAAATTTGTGCTAATTCCACCAACTTACTGAATGCTAAGAATTTATCTGTGTCCCATCTAAGGAATTCCATTCTGTAGTTATTTATGTTATCAAGACTGAAACCTCTCCATTCCTCTACCATATAAGGTAGGGTTTTCAAGAACGGTAAATATTCCTTGATATTTTCTTTATTTTCTTGTAAAGACTTGATATACTTATTAAGAACTCTCATGATACCAATTGTTGGTGGTTTCATGTTAATAGTTCCCCAAGTTTTTGTTATAATATTGAATTGTCTTTCAGTACTAGAGTAGTATTTAGCAATTTTTTCATTAATCTCTCTCTTTTGAAAGTTTTCATTAGTGATTGACATTTCGTTTTCTGTTCCACAAGATTCACACTTTACTTTAAATGCGATTTTGTTTTCACCATTAGCAAATGTTAATTCTCTGATACTAAGGATTAGGTTTAATCTATCCTCTTCTAGAATATCTTTCCAAGATGCAACTCTTTGAGGAAACGAAACTCGTACACAATTACTTAATAATTCAACAAGTGCTTCATCTACTTCATAAGGATTGTTTTCATCAAGTGCAGAAAAAGTTCTAATGTCTTTTGTTGTTGCAGCTTTGATTCTAACTTTAGTACCTACTGGGTAGAATCTACCTTTTGATGGGAAATCTTCTGTTTTTACAGAAAAGAATCCATGTCTTAATTCTGTTTCATCAACTGATTGTTTAGAATAATCAATTCGTTCAGATTTACCTAGAGATGTAACCTTTTCCTCAGGTACAACAATAGGAGTACTTGCAGCATTTTCTAAATCTGATAAACCTTGTGCGTCTGATTCTGTTATCTTTGGTTCATTATCCATTCCACGTAATGCTTGTTCTTGTGGTGATAATTTTTCGTTGTCTTTGTTCATATTGTAAAATTTTATGTATTGTATTTAATCTAAATATTAAAGTCCTTTTTAGTCACTCTTAGTATTCCACTTTTTTCGGTAGAACCTAACACTTTCAATGTGTAAATGTTAGATTCTGCATCAATATTAATGATTTTACCGAATTTCTTTCTACCACGAATGTAGCATATCATACCTTTAATAATAGGAGTATCGTCTTCAACTAGTTCCATGTTATCATCTAGTTCAACAAGATATTCAATGAATGAGTTTTGTGTTTGCATGATACTAATTAAAGTCTTCAATGCTTCTTGTACAAAATCACTATCTATTTCTTTAGCTGTACAGTTTTCTAAGTTCTGTAACAACTTTTGTGTTGAATTGAAATATGTTATTTGTTTATTGTCCATTGTGAAAAGTAACTGTTATAGAATCTTCATTCATTTCAAATTTATTTAATATCTTACGAAATCCGTTTATATTGAAACATAAGTCATTCTTATCACCATTTCTATAATAAATGGGACCGTAAGGATTTCGATACAATTTAAGTTTATTTTCCCCAAAAGAAAAGATTACATCATCATTAGATTCTGATTCCTTTTTGAGAAATATTACTACGTTTTTGTATCTCAGCCTCAGCGGATTTAACGTTATTTGAAACCCTTTCAAAGTCAGTATCTGTGCCGTTTCCATTTTCTTTAATCTTTTTTTGTGCGTATTTGAAATATTTCAATGAGTTCTCTAAATCACCTGTGTAAAATAAAGAAACACCATACATATCATATATTGCCCAGTCGTAAACAAATTTTTCTATAAATAGACAATTGTTAGAACCTTCTTTAATATACAATAATGCTTTTTTAAGATACATCATTGCATTTTGATGTAATTGACTTGATTGTAAGAATGATGCTAGATTGAATAAATGCTCACATCTTTTATCTACGTTCAATTCTTCACAAGTCATCAACAATTGCATAATGTATTCATTAGTACTTGTATGAAAACTTAATCTTGCAAGTTGTAATTGTGAATAGTAGACTTCTTGATAAAATCCACCTTTTACTTTAGTTCTTTCTTCATAGTAATGAATACCTTTACCACAAAGTTCTAATCCTCTTTCATCTTTAGGTAATTTTTCTAGAACGATGTTTGCAGCATCTCTATATGATTGTGCTAAATAAAATGTCCAACGAGGGTCTTCCCAGTTGTTATCTTTTTGATATTGTAAAAGTATTTTAGCGTGGTCTTCATATTTCTTAGACAAATCATCTGTTTGCCAAGAATTACCATCTGGTGTGATAAATGTGTGACCAAATACAAACGGTTCAATCTTTACATTTTTCTTTTCTGTTTTTAAGACCTCATGAACAGGTCCATACCAATACCAATTTGAACTAAGTTTATAAAATTGTGCTCTTTGGTATTTCATTTTACCATATTCACAATCAATTACTAATTGGTCTGGTTTTGTTTTTTCTAGTTGTTGAAGAAAAATTAATTTATTAAACGTTTTGTCTAATTTCAATTCTTCGTCAGCATCCATCCAAAATCCGTATGTGCCTAAATCTTTTGCATGTTCTATGCTTTGGTTTCTACATTCTTCAAAGTTAGTAAATTCAAAATCAACAATTTTACCTTCTATCCCTTTACTATCAAAGAAATCTTTAATCTTTTGTTTGGTGTTGTCTGTTGAACCTGTATCTACTATGCAATAAGAATCAACCATCTTGTAGCAAGAATTGAGAGCACGTTCAATTACGTGCTCTTCGTTCTTTACTATCATAGTTAATACTACACTATCTTTCATGTACTTAGGTTTTAGGGTCTAAAATAATAGGTGCAGTTTCTGATTCAATTTCAGGTGCATCACCATCATTACTTTCAGTAACATTTTGTGCATGTTTATCTGCAGCATCTTTTTGAACGGCATCAACAACACTTAGTGCTTGACCGATTAAATTTAAGTCTGCCCAGTCGTAAATTCCTTTACTTCTTCCTAGTTCACAACCTTGTGCTAATATAGACAATGCTTGTTGTAAATTTGTTACTCTTTTTTCTTGTTCACTCATTTTGTATATATTTAGGTATTAAATTAATCATATTGCTAACATTACGTTTACATCTAGATTATTTACTCTTGATGTAATCTTACCCGTAAAGGTCTTAGATTCCATTATAAACAAACTATTCAACTTAAATGTTACTGGCATATCAGCATCTAGTTCAGAAACAGAACCTTCATACGTGTTAGTACCAGTATATCCAATAGAAGTAGGGATTGAAATATTACTATCTTTATAGTTTTCATTTGTTTCTGACCACTCTATTAGTTCAATGACATTATATCCAATAATATTTTTTATAATATCACTTATATTTTCGTCTAGTCTGACAATCACCCATTTACCATGTGTATCATCAAATACGAAAAGTATTTTATTGTTATCTGCTTTCACATAAGCATGGTATTCTAAACCACATTTATAATTATTTTCAGCATCATCTGTTTTAAAGATAAATTTGTTATCTCTCATTACACCACTGAAAATGAAATTATAAACACCTTTTGCTGGTGTATTATCTTCTAATGAACAAGTGGCGCCTGTTGCTCCTGCTGGTCCAGTATATCCTGTTGCTCCAGTACAACCCGTGCATCCAATCCATCCTGTAACTCCCATTGCTGTTGGTCCATGTGTACAATCAAAAATATATTCATTGTCACTATACAAAGTATCTAAAGATAAATCATAATTAGTGAATTGATTCATTTCGAAATCTAAAACAACTTCTGATGAAACTTCGTCACCACCATTACAACCACAATTACTTGAAAGTGAATTGTTTGCTGGTAAACATGCACTAACTAAGTTAACACTTCCATCAGAACCACCATTAATAGCGCTTTTTGTTTCTGTTCCTGTATTTCTTGCTCTTACAGCGATAAATTTATAAGGTGTTGTTATGTTGATTTCATCACCTACATTTAATATTCCATTCCAAGTAGTCCAATTAGAAACTTCTGGGATATAATCCTTTAAAGTTAATTTTAAATCACTTGCGATTACTGTACCATTAGATTCAACTCTTGGTCCTCTTTCATCTATTCTTATTACACATTTAGTAGTACTAGACATTTATTGTTCTTATTTTTCTCCTATTGATTCAACAGTCTTTTCTGCATTTTCAATAATGTCACCTAGTTTATTAGGCACTCTCTTTGTATTTAATTCAGATGGTTTCTTTTCTATATAAGGAAACAGTTTAGCTTCCTTTTCTGCTGTCATTGGTTCACAATCAAATTCTTCACCTGTCGTATTGTTAATTCCTTTTAACACCTCAACATCACTTGGTCCTGTTTGTCCACTTGCACCAAATGATTCTATGTCCTTTGAACCAGGGGTATTACCTAACCAATAATCTTTATTATAAGGAATGGTATCTTCAGGTATTTTTAATACACCCTCACTTGTAGCATCACTTGCACCCTCAATTTTAGGTTTCATATAATCCATTAAAGACTTAATGAATCCTAATGATATTAAAGGTAGAATACCACCACTAATAAAAGAAAATACTCTTTTTGTAAAGTTAGGGTCTTCATCAGCTAAATCAAGCAAGTTAGTCCAATTAGTTAAGTCTCCAGCGTGTGTCCAAGCATAGTACATGTTTCCATGTATCTGAAATGCTGTCAATATTATGAATAAAACCCATACTATTGTTTTATTACCTTTATCTAAAAGTAATCCACCTAATGATGCCATTGCACCAATTTCAAATCCTATTGCAATACACCAAGAGAAGAATAAGTTGTTTGATAATCCAAAGAATTCAACAGCGTGAAATGTGCTGACTGTACTTACTAGAACCCATAAAGATATGAACGTTCCTACCCAAAATTTTTCTTTTATTTTCATAATTGATTGTTATTTAGTCGTTTCCAACATTTTCGAAAACTTATTTAAATATTTAATCAAGTCTTTTTCGTAGTATTCTACTAAAACATTGAACTCTTTTGTTCCTATTTTAGATATTTGCATATAAGATTTAGCGAGGTCTTTATCTATCTTTGACTTTGCTTTCTTTTTTGCACCGGCCATTGAAACCCTTAGTACTTTTCTAATGTATGCTAACATTTTCATACCTTGTGCTATCTTACCGAAATCGAAAAATGCTTGATTCCAAAAGTCTACTGTACTTTCTGGTACAACTCTCATGTGTGTCATATTAAATGAAACTTCGGGCAATGCTCTAGATAACATTCTATTAACGATGAATGCATTACGTTTCTTATCTATGTTTGATATTTCATAATAAGATTCTTTACCTAGATGATTCAAAATATCAAATGGTGACTTAATTACTATCATAAACCTAATTCTTTAAATATACTGGCGCTATTAGCGTTGTCTTGTAATTTCTTATCATACATAGGAATTGCTTGAAGCAAATGCTTGTAATCAAATTGTTTTTTCAATTCACATTTCTTTTTCTTTTCAACCATTTCACACCAATCAAAAATTGCAGAATATAAATCAGATGGAATTGTGTCTTTGTGTAAAAGAACTAAATTCGTATTAACATCTACGTTGTTTTCGATGTCTTCTAAACTATATCTGTTTTGTGATTTGAAGTTTCTAATAGTTGAACTTGCTAGTTTCCTTTTAAACTCAGAACGGAACAAATCTTCTACATTATATTTGGAAAATTCGATTTCTTTTTGTATATTAGTAATGACAGAGTCTGAAACTTTCACTTCTTTCCACTCACCCTTCATCTTACCCGTTTTATACTGTCGTGGTTCAACGATAATAGAAAATATATTATCTGATATGTCACCACCAAGAACTTTGCTTAAAACGACCTCAAATGGATTAACTACTATTAGCTTACAAGAGGTATTTACTACCACTGATTTTATACAATCAACAGTATATGAAGTTTTATTTTCTTTAAGATATAAAGCAGTTTCTCTATCAACCCAAATCTTTCTATTTTGTTTTTGATATTGAATCGTGAATGTGTTTTTAGATTTATCAAAACCTACACATTGTTTTAAATCCCCATCACCAGAATATATGATTGTACTTTTCCCTTTACTATTCAAATAACTTGAATGTACAAAGATTAAATCATCAGCTTCACAACCAGGGATTGTTTTAAACTTAACACCAGAATGTACTGCTACACCTTTTAGAAAGTTATCGAACGTTTTGAAAATGTGATTCCAATTTAAACTTTCATCCTTGTTTCTATTACCTTTATATTTTAAATCTTTGTTTGCAGTAGTTGGAACTTTCTTTTCATTTAAGAATTTTATTAGTTCAGCATCTTCACCTGGCCAACCTTCACCTGGTTCTGCAATATTATCTTTGAAATACGCAATTCGTTCTTCTAAAGATAACGTTTTTGTTATTCCTTTGTAATTCTTTGAAAGGTATAAATCCTTACGCCAAGAATTAGAATCATCAACAGTGATAATAACATCTTCTAATATAGGACTGATACTTCTAATATCTTTTGCATATACCTGTGCTAACTTTTCTAATAGAAAATTACTATCCTTTCTCAAGGTCTCTTCATCATTCGTTTTTAAGAACATAACATTCTTTTTGTCGAACAATTGAATTACACTCAATGTAGAATATAAAAAATAATTACCATCAATTATTAATGTGAACTTAGTCATTTAATGTACGTTTTATTTTTTGTAAACAAGCTGATAATGTAACGAATTTGTCAATAACAAAATTAGACTTGTAAGTGTAGTCAGCAACTTCTACAATTACGTTACCTACTTTGTTAGAATCTACTCCCTTCTTAATTAAGTAATCTACGAAATCTTTTCCTAATGATGAAAACACACCATCTTCGTTGTTCACATAGTTTTTGTATGTGAAAGAGTATAAATCTATGAATGTTTGACCGTTGTCTGTGATATTATCGAATAAATCTTTGTGTTCACCTTTAAAGGTTGTCAAATCATCTTCGGTAATAGTTGTTTTACCCTCTTCGTACATTCCTTGTAAGAAAGTAATAGTACTTCTTAAATCTGGGAAATGTTTCAATACAATTTTACCCATTACTTTAGGTTCAACTGTCATACCTTCTGCTTTACAAATTTCATTGAAACGCATTAAGTATTTTTTCTTTAAGTATTTTTCTTCTTCTTTAGGGAAATCGAAATTTATACAATCAAATCTAGATTGAACATTGTCCGGAATCTTTTGAATGTAGTTACATGTTGCAATAAAACGTGTTGTTCCAGCGAATTTCTCAATTACACCTCTCATTGCTTTAAGGTATGCATCAGAAACACCATCAAACTCATCAAGTATTACTACTTTTTGTGCGGTCTTCCCATGTATAATCGAAATATTAGAACAAAATTCTGTAATTTTAGTCCTTACGTTGTCAACACTTGTATCTAGTGAACAGTTAATAGGTAAACTCACACATCCTTTTGCAATAATCTTTGCTAAACTTGTTTTACCTAGTCCTGGACTACCATGTAACAAAACGTGGTTATTCAACTTACCATCTTTGAACTTATTGTACACTCTTTCAGGAATAATTAAATCTTCTAATGTCTGTGGTCTGTACTTTTCAACCCAAATGTTGTTCTTTAAACTCATATTAAATATTGTATCTTATAAATAGTTTTTACACTAATTAAAACCCAAATGAGCACAGAATATTTTATTGATGCAGAAAAAATTACGTTCGAAGACAAACATTATACCGAAAACGTATTTCCAAACACATGGTTCATTGAAGAACCTATTGATGTTGAACATAAACACTATAAATTACTTTCATATTTCCAAAGAATGGATGAAAATGTGAATAAAGGATTTTTGTTTCAAGAATTATATACACTTGAAAAAAGATTCAAGGATATGGAATGTTTCATATCTACGTATGAGATTGTCAACAAAGATAAAGAAAGTGAAAAACTATTCAATTATATCTATGAATTACCTGATGCCTCTTATGAAATGCAAGAAGTTGATGAAATTGTAGATAGAAGTCTAAGTAAGTTGAAACGCAAGTACCTTGAATTACAAATGGGTATTACTTTCATTAAAGATAGTATTATAGTACATCGTAAAGAGATTAAAGACCGTAGAAAAAATCTACACGTTTATATCGAAATGTGTAATTGTAATATCATCGAACACTTTACAATATCTAAAAAAGGTGTTGTTGATTATTTAGGTTCATTTCATTCGGAAACAATGTATGTAGATGACGAAGAAAACAATGTACTAGAAGTTAAAACAACAATATCATTACATTCAAAAGGTACAATAATACCATACCTCTTGAAGTTTATTTTGTCAAGGACTTAAAAACCTTTTCAATAGTTTGTAATTTAGTTGTGTAACTTATTTTCAAACCCTTTCTTAATGTATTATCATCAGAATATAAAGATTTCTCTCTCTTAATGAGTTTACTAAAAATTTTACTTTGGTGTTCTTTGTTGATGATATAGAAATTTTGATGATATTTGGAATATTCGTGGTCGTGTAAACGTTTATCGAATATTCCTTTTTTATTTATATAGTGGTCCTCTATACATTGACCACACAAAACATTTTTCAATTTAAAATCACCTAAGAACGCTGTAGTTGTTTTATCGCATCTTATACAAGGATATTCAATCGTATTTGCAGTCCAATAGTATTCATCTTTCGATAATATTATTTTAGCGTCCACTAAAGGGATATAACTAGGATAAAATGGAAATAATCGTTTGGTTTGGTGTCCTGTAAGTTTATTCATCATAAACTTATCTCTTTGAATCAATATATTACAAAACAAATCATCATCGAAGAACCTTTGTCCAACTTTATTAGTTGTGAATACAGTTCTTTCTTGTAATGATGCCTTGTCAAGTAATATTCTTTGATATGTTACGTCTGTATGAAAGTTTTTCCTTACAGTCTTTCGTCTATTGAGTTTTCTAAGCATTGTATAGATTCTTTAAGGTCTGATAATTCATAATAAAATGATAAAGGTAGAACACTTTCACTAAGTTTCTCTATCTGAGTAGTTAATGTGTTCATTTGTTTTTGCAACTTCAATAATTCTAAGTTTCTTGCTTCTGATGGATTGTCTTTGTTTCTTTTAACTAAATTTTCAAGTTTTTTCTTTTCAACTTTTAAATCATCCTTTTGTTTGATAAGTTTTTCTTTCTTTTCAGCATTCTTTCCAGATTCCTCTGTTGCCTTTTCATTATCTTCTGAATCTTTGATTTTCTTATCTAAATCACCTTGTACATCTTCACCTGTTTTTGGTTCATCTTCTTTAGGTTCATCTTCTTTCTTATCGTCTGCTTCTTTGTTTGCTGCATCAATATCTGTTTTAAGTTCTTGATTCTTTCTTTTGATGTCATCAATCTTATCTTCATATCCTTTTAGTTTAGATAAACTAATGTCTGCTTTACGACCTGTTAAAAATAGTTTAATTTTATATTTGTTATTCGAGAAAGAATCATACTTTTGTAGTATCATAGAATCTTTTTTCAATTCATCAATATCATTCTTTACATCGTTTAATGCTTTAACTGTAGCATTGTATTGTTTTAATGCAACATCTCTTTTACCGGCTTTCTTATCTTGGTCCATTTTATCAATATTCTTCGCAGATTTGATATATTGTTTCGCTGCACCATCTAAACCCTTATAATACTTCCCTATTGCATTCTTACCTTTCATGAATGATAATACGTTCCCTATAAGACCTTCATTTAGTTCTATTGGCTCTTTATCTGATTCGCTTTCGTTTATTGCAAGTTCAAGACTATCAACAGATACATTTTCTTCTGATATTCCATCTCCCATACCTACATTAAGAATGTACATATAAGTAATAAGGAATGCTCGTTTCTTTTCCTCAGTATCTAGGTATGCTTTTAAAAATCCTAAATCTTCTTCGTTTAATGTGTTATCTATATTTGTCATGTTGATGTATATTTTAAATATTTAATCATAAAAAAAGGGAAACAAATTAATGTTTCCCTTTTAGTTTTATTTGTATGTGTTAGGTATTATGCCCAACCACCATCTACAAAGTTTTCTGTACCGATTGTCAAGTACATAGTCTCTGGGTGATGTCCAGCGTGAACTAGAGCGTATCTAGATTTCATTTGCATTTTTGGTCCCATAGTACCTTCTGCAATTGTTTCAACTGTGTCAGCCATTACGTAAGGCATGAATACAAGACCTGGTGTGTTACCGTCTCCTTTTCTTCCTAATGCAATTCTTCCATCTTCCCATCCCATGCCAGGGTCTACGTAGATTGCAACACCTGCCAATGTTCCTAGTGGGTATAAAGCACCTGGTACTTGGTTAATAGTGTTTGCGATTGGGTAAGGTACGAAACCTGCACAATCTTGGAATCCACTTGCAACACCACCAGAACAAACAGCGAATGTAGCTGGTCCTCTTCTTCCTCTTACAGAAATGATGTTAGCAGACATTAACATTCTAGACATTAATCTTCTTTGTCTTGTTCCTAAGTTCTCAGCACCTAAGTTTGCTACATCAACACCTTTAACTTCAGTTCCTACTGGGAAGTAGTTCCAGAATCCTGTTAATTGTGTTCCTGCTCCAACACCTACTTGGTAGTCACCAGCTGCAGAATCTAAGATTAAGTGATAGTTTCTACCACTAACTGCTTGGATATTTGTATGGTTAGTTAAACCTAATCCGAAAATCTCACCTAAGATGTCAGCATTAATAACTTGCGTCATTTCATTTGCTAAGAATTGGTTAGATTGTGCTACTGCATCAATACCGAATTGTCTAAGGTCCATTAATTGCTCTCTAGTAACCGCTGCTGCTGCTTGTACAGTTTTAGCCTCTACTGATTTAGAGAATAATTGTAAGTTTCCAACGTTTGCTGGAGTTGTTTCACCTTCGTTTCTTGACATTTTCTTAACACCGTTGTATGCCGCAGCACCTTGGTTTGTTGAGAAATCAATAACGTGGTCTTCTAGTGCTTTCACTAATTCTGCTTTTCCTGTGATACCTGCAGTACCACCTAAGAATACTAAATCATTAGTACTTGGAGTTGCAGAAGGAATTAATGTTGCTACAGAAACACCAGCACCTAAGTCATTTGGTAATTTCACGATAGCGTAACCATCAATTCTTGATTGTCCTAATATTGTTACTGGAGTTGCATCAATAGTACCTGTCGCTCCTTTAGTTGCAAAATCATAAGAATCTAAAGGTATTTTGATATAAATTGGTGAATTTGGAGTTGAACCGTCTGTGTTAGATGGGTACAATGAATTTTGTACAGCATATCCGTTTTTACCACCTGCGTAAACGAAATCCATATAAGATAACATTCCAACAGGAGAGTTAAACATTGGGATAGTTGGTACTAATTCCAAACCAATAGTTTGTTTAGCAACTTGAATTGCTATTGGTAAAAGTGAGTATGGTACGTCACCTGAACCGTTTGATGCTTGGCCTGCTCCTGAACCCCAACCGTTTCCAGTTGCAGATGGTAAAGATACAGCACCCATACCGTTTACAGAACCTAATGTTGCATAAGCGTTGTTTTCATTTAGTCCACCATGAAGCCTTGCTTCGTAGTTTTCTTGGATTTGACAGATTGTAGCGATTAATACTTTTTTAGTATCATCTATACCTGTTCCAACCGTTTGTTCGATAACTGGAGACCAGTTTTCTAATAATTGATGTTTGTTCATTTTAACAACTTTTTTTATATTTAATCTTTAACTTTTCGAAGTATATTTTACAACATTGTAAAACCTTTAACTTTCGCTAATCTAGATTCTGCTAATTGTGATTGTTGTACTTCAATATTTACTTCTACTTTTTCCTCTTTAATCAAATTTTCTTTAGTGAACTCATTGTTCCAAAAATCTTTGATTGCTGATTCTTTAACGAAATCAAAAAGACTTGCTCTTTTAGTAATTCTTCCTTTTTCGCTTTCATCTAAACCTTTCCAAGTTTCAGCATATTTTGCTGGCATTAACTCCATCCATAAAGGATTTTCGTTCTCGACTAACTTTTCATTAGATTCAGATTCATTTAGAGATTTTTTATCAGTTGCTTTTTGCTCCTTAGCTTCTAAGATTCCCTCTAGCTTACTATATATACTCTCCTTAAAATCACTTACTTTATTTTCGTTGATTTTTTCGGTTGTATTTTCTTCTTCTTTTACTGTTACACCTTCTTCAAGTTTAGTAACTGTTTCGGTAACGTGCTCAGACCATTTTGTAACAGAATCAGCGTTTTCTTCTAATTTAGACACACTATCAGATGAATGGTCAGACCATTTTTCTAATGCACTTACAGTAGTTGTAGTGTGATTAGACCATTTTACCATTGCTTCAAACTTTACTTCTAAATCAGCATACTTAGTTTCCATAGTATCTAATTTTTCTTGCATTGTAGTGTCATCAAGAATGTCATCTACTGGTGTTTTAGCAATAATGATTGGTTCATCAGTTGCATCAATAAAAACTTTAGTACTACCATCTTCTTGAACTTCAATTGCAGTGATTGTTCCTTTGTCTTTATAAGGTTGTCCAACTTGTAATGAATCTGTACTAGCAAGCGGTGCTTGTGCTTCCATAATCATTGGTTCGTCTTCATCTTCGAAATAGATAGTTGTTTTACCATCATCAGTTTTTTCGATTGCTCTAACAACTTTACCATCTACTGTTTCACCAACATGGTATTCAACAGTTTCGTCACTAGCATCTAATTTTTTACCACCGTCTTTTTCTTTCGATTCTTTAATAGCATCGAATTCTTCTTTTACGTGGTCTGCCCATTCAGCAATACCTGTCAATTTCTTGTCAATATTACTTAATTTTGATTTAAAATCTGCATTGTTATATTCATCAACAATACTGTCGTTTTGTTCAATGATACTTTCCTGAATTTCTTTCATTTCAGCAATGTCACTTTTTACTCCATCTATTGCTTCTTTTGTGAAATCGGTATACTTATTGAATTCATTTTCTTTGATGTATTCCATTTTTTCAAATTCTTTATTTTTGTTATTTAATTCAACCATATTATCCGACTTGATTTGCTTTTCAACTTCATATATAGCGAAATCACTAAATTCATCAAGTTCTGCACTTTCATTCAACATACCAAATGATTCATTGATACCACCTAAACGTGCATTTGCGAAACCTGGAGTGTCAACTAAATCATAAGTGAATAACTTATGCATTTTAACAGTTTTATTTTCCGTAACAGTTCCTGCTGCTCTTGATGATATGTGTAATGGAATACCTCCATCTATTAATGCTTTTGCTTGTTTACCTGCATCGGTATCTAAAAGTTTAATTCTACCCATTACTCGGTTGTTAGCTTCGTCCATCCAAATATCTTCAATTTTGTGTGCTACATTTCTCAATGTAGTTTCAAATTGTTTTGGGTGGTCAAGTTCACCTACACAAGTCCCACTATCAATTACTTTTTTCAAAGCATCAAAGTGTGGTTGAAATTCTTTTTTTGTATAGACCCTTCCGTTTCTATTTTCTGAATCGAATTCAGTAAACACTCCTTCAAGTGTGTACTTGTCATTTCCTGTTGCATCTTTTGGTGGTGCTATTGAAAATTTCGATTTTTCTATTAATAAATAATCTTTCATTTCTGTGAATTAATTTTGCTTCAATTTATATTATTTAATCATTTTCAAATGAACACATTTTTAATAGTCGATTTCTTCCTCTGTGGGTAAGTTATCTTCCATTTGTTTGTCTTCTTTTGCTTTCAATTTCGCATTTTGTTTTAAATCCGAATCTGATAACGATTTCAAATATTTTCTTACTAAGAATTCTGAACTAAAGAACCTTACTTCATTACCTTCTGCATCATAATCAATTAATGAATCTTTAGCAGAACTAATTAAGTCTAATTCTCTTTGTAGTAACTCAGTTTCTTTAAGTTTTTCGAATATATCATATTTAGACCAGTCCAAATTCACCATTGAATCGAACATAGGACTATCAGCTAATTCCTTTATATCTCTTTTTGTTTGTAAAATAACAGGTCTTAATAACACTTCTTGTATTTTACCTCTTAACCTGTCTATAAATCTACCAAAATATATTTCTTCTCTTGTGTAACCCTCTGGTGAGGATTCCCAAGTAGGTGATTCATCTTTAACAAATCTATTTCTTGGGATTTTAGAAACGGTAATCAATTTATCAATAAAATACTTTAAAGATTCTGTATCTGATAAATCCGGACCATCATTTCCGATGTTTTCAATTTGAGGTGTTCCTTGGTCTCCTTCAGGAATCCAATATTCTTTTGAGAATGGCATCATTGCCTTTCCGTTTATTTGTAATTCACCTGATTCATTATCAAAATCTACATTCTCTCTATAAGACTGCATCAATGAACCTAACGTTTGTTTGGCCATCGTTTTTGATTTACCACCAACTGGGATGATGAATTTAGTTTTATATGAACTATTTACAACTGCCCAGATAATTCTAGTTTGTTCCATGATTCTTAATAAGTTGAATGAACGTATTAATCTTTCAGTATAAGAAACTCTGTTTTCGTTGTTAATTGCTGAATAAGAAAGAAATATAACCTGAGCATCAGATAATTCTCTTTTCTTAACATGGTCTAATGGATATTGAACCCAACCTCTAGTACCATCTTCATAAATTTTTGGTGTTAATGAAACAGCATCTAATTCTTTGAATCCGATAATGTTTGTTTTTGTACTATCCCAAATAATTTCGTATGCTAAATAACCATCAACTAAAAATTTCTTAACGAAATGCCATGCTGTGTTTTCGTTTTTGAATCCGAATAGGTTGTATATCTTTTTAAAATTGTCATTTAAGTTCTCTCTAATGATTTCAGAAAATTCATCTTTCATGTTAGGGTCACTTTCAAAAGAAACCTGTGCAAAATATCTGTCAGAATTATAAACAACAATTTCATCCGTCAACGTATCAAGAATCATTTCGATTTCATCTTGAAGTGCATACTTTCTAAGTTGTTTAATTTTGGCTGGATAATTCTGGTCAAAAAATGGAATATTTTTTTTAGAATATACATCTGAATATGAAAAATCATATAACTCTGCATTATTACTGTCATAACCATAACGTAACATGTTGTTATTATTTTCCCAACCTATTTCATTTTCGATTGAACCAATCGCTTCAGAATTAGATATTACACTATCTTTGAAATCATATCCTCGACCAGATAATTTTCTAAGTGCTGCGTTTCTAAATGACTTCGTGTTAGTATTCTGATTGTTACTATTTACGCCTTGTCTATTGAATATTGATGCCATGTTTGTTTCTATCTTTTATTGTATTATTTAACTACCTAGAATTCTTCGCTTTTCGAAACTCTTGTATCATCTGGTCATGAGTAATGCCCTCAAAACTTTCTATTGATAGAAAAGATGCCGGAACCCAACTATTATAATTGATACAATACACTTTAGATTTTCTACTTGGAATGTAAGTTCTCATAGCGAATTCATAACCATATTGGGCTAGCAATGCTTTCACTACACCGTACCTATACATTATCTGAGGTTGTTTATAAGCATCATTTGATGCTTTACCATCTCGTTGTCTTTGGAAAAACCCATTATACGTTTTTTGTATAGTATCTAGAATGTACCATTTGTATGGTGCTGGAATAAAATTCAAATTAATTCCCATTTCATACCTTTGTTTATGTCTGTACATAAAACCTAAACTCAGAACCAAAGGTTTTTTATCGTAATAATCTAAAGTATCTTTTCCCTTTGGATTATAACTAAATTGATTCAGTTTTCCCACTTGTAATAGTTTGTTTTCACAAAACACAACCGTTGGGTCCATAGGATTTTTCTTTGCATTATTAAACCAAGCATTTGATTCTTTTTCTGCAGTTGCAAGACCTTTATTCTTTTTAATATCTTGTATTTCTTTTAGTATCATTTCTTAATTTTAAACCAGGTTTCATCAGCAACAAAAAATATCCATCCTTTGGTTTCACAAAAAGCTCGGGCTGATTTGAATTTAGAAGTATTTACTAGGAAATGTTTCATCAAGTATTCAAAACTTGTCATTGCCTTTTTAGTTTTTCTTTTTGGTTTAGTCGGGGGTTTTTTATATTCTTGTGCTGGTTTGATTTCTACTAACCAAGTTCTACCATCAGCCAATTTCACAACGAAATCTGGATAATAATTTTTAATATTGTTATCAATAGGACAATAATATTTGATTACTACTGATTCTGATGCCCATTTTAATACATTAGGACTTCTTTCACACCAAGTACAAAAACGTTGTTCCCATCCTGACCGATAAATTACTGTTTTATCTTTCCCAACATATTTTGTAGATTCTCTAACAGTGAAATATCCTTGTTTAGTTCTTGCATTTTTCGTTGGTTTTAAGTTCTTTATACTCATACACTATTTAATAGACACAAAAAACCACTACTGAATTAACAATAGTGGTTGTGTTTATGTGATAGGTACAATTGTTTCGTGTTGTTTATTACACTTGGTACAAGTTGCAGTTGTTATTTTCCATTCTAATGCGTAAAATGCGTAATAATCAGTCCATGGATTCTTTTTGCTAATTCCTTACAAGAATCATCTATAACAGATTCGTAAACGAATTCGTGTCTGCAGAAAAGTTGTTTAATAAATCTAAGCATCTTAGAAGTTGTGCATCCCATCACCATCTGTATTGAAACCTGAATCAATACTTAGTAACAATCCTTTTGATTTCTTTGGGTAAAGTCTTTTCCAACCTTTAGCATATCCATTAATACAAGAAGATGTAAAGAATGAAAATGAATTAGGGTCTTTGATGATAATGTCTTCTTTATCATACATTAGAGTCTCTCTAAGGTTTTTCTTAACGATATAGTCTAAAAGTATTCTATTAGTTCCTGTAACGTCAATAGAACAAGTATCATAATCCTCAATAGGGTTATTTATCTTAGTTCCTGCTTTTACTACTCTTATTCCCTTTCTTAGAAAAGAAAATGTAACTGTCATGGTGTCTTCATCAATAACATGAGATAAATCTCTTTTACCTATACTTAATAGTCTAGCTTCTTCTGCTTGTATTAATGTTTCCATTGGATAGTTTGTGACAACTGTTGCTGCAGCAGTTCTATCAGAACCTTTTTCAGGTTTGACTCTGATTTCATCACCTGGTTGTAAATCAGCATACCCATGATAACGGGCAAAGTCTGGATTGAATTTCCTCCAATTCTTAGCAAGGTCAAAATATGCTTCCGATAAAGCATGTTGCTTATCATCTTCGCATTTATAATAAAGTTTTCTAATTGTTTTTTGAGCCAATAACATTAACATTTTCAGACATGCTGGTGTTAATTCATCTTGTTCTCTTGATAGGTAGATTTCCTCTAACAGGTCTTTCTTGTTAAGATAATTCTTAGATTTTGCCATTCTTTTTTGGGTTAAAAAAGGGGAACTTGAATGCTCCCCTTATGTGTTTATACTTGTTTATACTTATTAAGCTAGTTTAGTAACCAGTTCTTCGTTTAACAATTCAAGTGATTTAGTTAGTTCTTCACCTTCATCTAGTTTTTCAACTAGTGCTTTTTTGGTTTCAACTAAAAATATAACCTCTTCACCTTTTAACTTAGTTTCCATTTCTTGTAATTGAATGAATTCTGTTTCAACGTTCTTTCTGTTTTCAACATTAAGTTCGTTATATTTTGCAACAGCTTCATCAATTTTAGAATAGATTTCATCTGATTTAGTCATATCAACAATTTTACTAGTGTCGATACCTTCAACTAAACTTTTGAATTCTAAAGATTGTACATTGATATGTAAACCTTCTAAAATGTTGTTAAAGTCTAAATTATAGTTCTTGTTTAATGATTCTGATAAATCTTCAACATCTTCTAGGTCTAATGATTCTAAAACGAATCCTCTAGTTTTCTTGTCAAACTTAGAAATAGAAACTTCATTGTTTGCCATTTTGAAAATCTCAAAGTTCTCATTAACAGTTTCAACACTTTTAGCGAAATCAATTTCAATGAATGAATTTGCTTTCTCATACATAAACTCAACGATTGCTCTAGTTTTTGTATCTGTGTATTGAACTAATCCTGCAGTCTTTAAAACTCTTGTTAATTGTTCTTTGTTTTCAATCTTACTTTCGTTAATTGTCATGTCGTTTCCTTCATCACTTGTAACTACTTTGATTGTTGCTTTTGGTAATTGTGCTTCAAAAGTATTATCACCTTTGTAAGTAAACATACTTAATGCTTCATTTGACATTGCAAACTCTTTAGAAACTTTACCATCGTATTTCTCAATAGAAGTAACATCGTTTGATACCATGAAGTTTCCACTTTTAGATGTAAACACAAATCCTTCTTCTAATTGCATAACAGGTGAAACTGTTGAACCAGCGATAGATGCTTTTTCGTTACTTTGAACATTAAATTCTGCAGCTTCGAAGTTTTCAACTAATCTCTTTACGTTTGGTTCGAATTTGAATTTAGCCAATTTAGAAATGTTACCTTTGATTTCATTTTCATCAAGTGCGATGATTTCTTTAATTGATTCTACAATCGGTGCGTATGTTGAAATACCATCCAATTTAGTCATGATTCTTTCTAACTCTAAACCATACTTATTTTCGTTCATGAATTCTTCAACATTTTCTACAAAGTTTTCAACTTCTACTATCCAATCATATTGTTTCAATTGCTCAACATATAAGTTGAATTTAGAATTTGTGAATCCACTTTTTAAATCGTGAATTGCTTTGTTACAAATTGTTTGAGATTCTTCATGTTCGGTAAGTCCTTTAGCTAAATCGCTTAGTCTCTCATATAGTCCGAATTTTTCAATAATATTAATTCTCATTTTATTGTCTTTTATTTTTCTTATTTGTTTATTTAATCAGTATAGTTTGGAGATGTATTATTTCCAGTCGGCCATACATCTTTTTCTACTATAATGTTCCGCCCTGCTGAATCTGTATCTTTTTTTGGTTCTGATACAATATAAAGATTTTGCATCACACCTTCCATTCTGTCACCAGCAAATATTTCCGTTTGTTCTTTGAACAATGGATAAGATGCTTCGACCTCAATTGGAAAAGTAATAGTAATATCTTTCTTGTCAGATAACCCAAAATTAACTAATCTTTCTTTGTTTAAATCCTCTGGTATTGCAAAATAACAAGGTACTTTTACACTAAAAACATCTACGAAGAAATATACATTCTTGTACATGTTAGCGAATACACCATTGATACACTTAAAAATATCTACGATAGAATCAACATGAATAGTGATTTCGAAATCCATTTTGAATGGTGCTTCAATAAATTCAGCATTATATTCTTTTATTTCGTTATCACTTGTTTGTTTGATGAAGTTTGCTCTCTTATATTTGTTTGTCAAATACTCTTGTTGCAACGTAACCCCGGTTAAATTCAATGTTGCTCTAGGATATTTTTCATAAAGTCCTGTTGCCTTACCTTCCTTTTTCAATTCATCAGAATTCAGAAATATATCACTCATAAACCTTTCGGAACCAGCAATTGTAAAATATGCTGGGACATCAACTTTGGTTTTTTCATTATCTATGACATTGTTCCAGAATATCCTATCATCAATAGCATGAATCGTACCAACGAGAATGTTTCTGAATAACACATCATCCTTATTCTGATAATTGTTATAAGTTTCACTCATAGTCTATGTTTTGTTTATCTAAGTATTCTTTTAAGTATTTAATCTTCTTTAAATTGTAGTGTTCTGTCCATTCTTTTGTAGATTTATCTGTACTATTAATAGTTATTATCTTATTCCAAGTCCACCTACCTTTAGATATTGCAACTAACTCACCAGAAAGGTATCTTGGGTCGTCAATTGTTACACTAAATTTATTACCATCAACATCTTTAACAACTACTTTATCAATATTTATAGGTACTAATTCCCCGAAATATATCTTTGGTCATTAATAGATACACTATATTTGTTACCATTACTATCTACCGTTACAAACGTACCAATATCAAATCCCATATCCGAATTTATTAGATTATAAGATTTGTTGTTTTGTAGAAATAATATGAAGTTGACTCGCTCCATTGTCGTGTGATTAAATACATTAGTTTAAATTAATTTTAGAAAGGGATAGGATTCTAGTCCAATAATTCCCTTTCTTTATTTAATCTATTAACACTCCTCTACTGTTATTTCACTAAATCCAGCAACCTTATTAACAGAATATTTAAAATCGAATAATTCAGATGGTAATATTGAATGATTGATAACAAACACATTCAAATTTAATTCATCTACTATATCTCTTATTAATGATAAAACTTCGTGTATAGAATTTGCATCCAACGATGCAAGTATTTCATCTAAGAATAATAAATTTATGTTAGGATAGTTTCTTTTCATAATGTGAATCAATGAAATTAAAACAGCGAAATCTGCTTTCTTACGTTCACCTGTACTTAATGTCTTTGCATTGATTTCTTCACCAATAGATAACAATTTACTGTTAAACTTTTCATCTATCTCAATCTTATATGGGAAATGTAATTTCTTACTAATATCATTTATTGATTTGTTGAAACTAGGTAAGAAGTTTTTCATTATTTGTAACTTAACACCATCCTCACCAAATATTTTACTCAACTCAGTGTACAAATATTCATTCTTTTTATTATCTTCTATCGTTGTCAAGATTTCATCTATCTTTGCTATAGTTTGTTCCAAAACAGAATCAAATTCACTTGTTTCTTGTTTAGGTTTAGATAATGTTTCCTTATTAGACTTTAATTTATCTAAACTCAATCTAAGGTCATAAATAGTATCATTCAACTCACGTTTCTTGTTATCTATTTTTATGGTAACTAATTTAAGTTTATCAATTACATCTTTAGTTTCTTGTAACTTGTTTTCGAAAACTATCTTGTCATCTTTTAACTTTTCTTGATGTTTTTTGTGTACATCATCGTTTAAATCTGAATGACAAGTAGGACAACGCTCATTCTCATACAATTTCAAATCCTTATCACAATCTTGAATCTTATATGCATGTTCATTCTTAGTTTTATTAAGAATTTGCATCTTTTCGAATGCTTGTGTTGATTTATCTGTTATTTTAGTTGAATTAGATTGTAGTTCAATTAAATTTTCATTTAGCGAATCTATCTGAGATACTATCTCTTCTAGTTTGTTAGTTATGTCATTAGACTTTTCTATGTCTATTTTCTTAATCTTATCAACTATTGTTTTCTTGTTATCAAGTAAAACTCGAACCTGACCATCTAAATTCTTAACTTCTAAAGTGAATTCCTTTACACAATCCTTTAACGAGTCGTGAATCTTGTTGAAGAATAATATACCGAAAATTTGGTCTAGTATTTTTCTTTTGTCTGTTGGTCGCATCGTTAAAAACGATTTGAACTTATCAACTGATATTGAAATAACATTATCAAAAGTTGATTGAGGTATCTTCATATAATCATTTTCGATTATACCTTGAATGTTACTGTCACCTGCAACTTCTTGTTCAATAGTATCAATCGTAACCCTTAATACTTTCGGTGCAATACCTCTTTCTATCACTATGATAGAACCTTTTGCACTTAATGTAATTTTACCCCACAATGCTTTGTTAACCCTGTTTGGTAAATCACCTAGTTTTTTATCTTGAACTTTACCGTAAATCAAATAAGAAATAACTTCTCTAATAGAAGATTTACCATGACCAGATTGACCTATCATCATAATCATACTACCTTGGTCTGTAAAGTCAACAGTATTTATCTTATTCCCATACGAATTAAAGTTTCGATATTCTAATTTTATCAATTTCATTTTCTTCTATTATTTTCACAAGTTTCTTTAGTTCATCTAAGTAAACTTTTTGTAAATCTTTAGTATGTTCTGTTCATTTCCTCTACCTGTCAAATATCCAAAGTCTTTATGGTACCAAACTAATAATGGTAATTTAGAATATATCAATGCTGGATATTCAATTTTTGCAACTAAAGTAAGTTTGATTTTTTTCAACAAAATAGTCTTTGAAACTATATTCTTTACCAACTTCTACCTTGGCTATTTTATTAAATGTGCTTTCTGGCCACCAACTCATACAGAACCAAATAGATTAACAGAATGGTTTAATATATTAATAGTTGGTTGTAAACTATCATCTACGATTGTAATACCACCTCTAGACTTTATTAAATCAACAACTGCATGTAAACTTTTCAATTGAAATTTACCAAAACCTCTAGGTACTAATTGAAAAATGGTTTTTACTTTTTTATTATGAACACTGTCAACAGCTTCTGCAATAGAGAATACACCTGTCATTTCTTTAGTAATAACATATAAATGAATATTACACTTGTTTTCTTTTTCATCAATTTCAATTTGTTGACATTCTGGAGTCCAATCTTCTACAACTGGATTGAATAGTTCAACATTATTAACTTCTGATTCTATTTCATTTCGCCATGTAGTATTATTACATGTACCTCCTAGAAATACTCGATTTACTTTATTCATAATATTGTTTTTATATTGTTTTAAACAAGTCTTCAAATATCTTTTTTGCTTTCTTGTTATCTTCTCCTTCGAATCTGTTATCTATTTCTTTATTGATTAGTTCCTTTGCATCTAAAGATGCTGAACTATCGTCAATATCACCATAGTCTTGTCCAATAGGAAAAATGTTTAATACTCTTGCGTGTTCACCTATCTTTTGGAATACCTTTGTGAGTTTAGATGAATTGCTATATAAAAGTTTTTCATTTATATTAATATCAACAAAGTTATTTTTACTTAACTTGTGTATTTCTAGCAACTGTTCTTTATCCACTTTATCAATTGTGAATTGAATAAACTTAGGTGAAATAGGATTTTCATAGAATTTATCTTTACCTGTTTCTAAGTCTAGAACAAACATACCTTTTAAGTTCCCTGAGTCACCTCTAGTTATTTGATAAGGTGTTCCGATGACATTTATGTTTCCTTTCTGCTGGGACCAATGTATGTGTCCCGTATAAACACGTTTATAACCATCAGCACTTTTTGGATTAGCACCATCCTCTTTATCAATACTAACATACTTGTTATATTTGATTAAAGAGAAAGTTCCATGCATAAATGCATATTCGCAATTTTGTTCTTTTTGGTATTCTTGTAATGTTTCAGCTTCTTCTTTAATTCCCTTTTGCCAAGGCATCATTAAAAATTTATTATTATCGTGTTCTAAGATAGAAACATCTTTATGAACAGTAATATTTGGAATATATTTTAAACAATCTAAACTAGATAATTCTGTGTTAGATTTATAATATATATCATGGTTACCTGCAATAATATGAACTGGACCAATCTTACCCAACTCTTCATAAATTCTAATACCCAAGTCTAATGATTTAACATTAACAGAAGTTCTATTGTCAAAGACATCACCACAATGTATGATGATGTCTCCTGGTTTAAAATGTTTCTTAATGGTTGGTATAATAAAATCAAAGTGTGCTTCTTCCATTATATCCATCCACTCTGTTGAGTTTGACCTTGCACCTAGGTGAGTATCACTCAGGGTAAATACTTTTGACATATTAAAATAATTTATTGTCTTTATAAAGACTTGCTTTTTTTAGTTCATCTAATAAATCTGCTTTAAACATGATTGAAAGGTTCTTGTAAAAATACTTTGTTTCCTTTTCATTAAGATTAATGTAATCTGTAATAAGAGAAAACATTTCAATCTTTGTAAGTTTCTTTAATCTATCATTAGACTTCAATAGTATCATACAATAAGAATAAATCTTATTTACACTTTCTATTGGTAAATTTATAGTTCTTTCTAAAGGAATATCATCTATGATTTTCTTAATCGTTCCATTGTCTGATATTGCAATTTCTAATGCTTCTAAGTCACCTGCTTTATTAACAGAATCCTGAGAATTGTCAGAATACATTCTACTTCCAGTATCTGGTTCAAAAGAAATCTTATCAGTGTTTATTTCTCCATTTTCATACCTACCTTGTAAGTAATAATTTGTTTGTATATTTGTTTGTATATTTGTTTTCTTTTCAGCCATCTTTAGTTAATTATACTTATTAAAGGTCATTTTTCGACAAAATATTTTATTCTGTCAACATGCGTTTTATTTTATAATGTGAACTATTTAAAAGTTTTGCAGCATGTGCTATTGATTTATAAGAAACTCCGTCAATTACTACAATTATCCCATTGTGTGGCTTGTGTCCATTCAACTCTAATGTTAGTGGTGATTCTGAAATTGTATATTTTTGAATTTATTAATTTTCTAAATGTTTTTTATTTAATCAAAAACATTTTATACTGTTTCCCTAACCATCATCACCGGTATCCAGAATGACAGTATTAGTTTCGCGTAATCTCATATATTCATAATCAATATCTATTTTACACTTGATATTTTTCCCTCTCCCATCTCTAACTTTTAGGAGTTTCAACCAATAGAAATTTTCTAGATTCATTTCCGGAGTTTGTATAATCGCTAAGATGTTATCACATGTTGCTGCAAGACCAGCTGATTCTGCAATGTGTTGTAATCCTATATTAGAACTCTCAAAACCACTATTGTGAGTTAAAATATTATTAGCATAAAATAATCTATCTTTACCTGATACTTCAATATCTACGGTATCTATATTGTCTATTGTTTCTATTTCTATTATTTCATCTAAATACATAATATTCTTTTTAATTGTTGTAATACTTTTGTTTATTATTTCTAAAATCTTTTTCCCAAATAACAATAACATCATATCCATTATCTTTAGCAACTTTAATTTTCTTTTTATCTTCTTCCCATTTAGTATTAGCGGGTATTGTTCTATTTGGAAATTTTACTAATTGGTCATGTTCATAAATCATAGGATTGCAGTGCCAATAGTCACCATTAAACTCTATAATAGTCTTGCTCTATGATTTTTTGTATGCTATTATCTGCAACACAAACACCTATTTACTTGTTAATTTGTCTCCAATTACTAAGTCGGATGCTTTTACTAATTTATCTCCTATTGGGAATAAGTGATTAGGACCACAAACAATTTCTTTTCCTGATTTGGTTTTAAGTTTCAATACTTTAGGTAGTGTTTCTATTGGGTAAACTTTAGTAACTTTAACCCAATCTTCTGTTCCCATAATAAAGTCACCTTCTTTTATTTTAGATATTTCCATTTCTCCCTCTTTAGTTTGTACTTTAGTATCTAAACTTAAACATCTGTTAGTTTGTGTTGCACTTAACAATACTATATTTCTTCTTTGTGCAACTGCTCTCATATCTTCACTAATATTTTTAATCTTCAAGTATGTAGATTCAGAATTAGGATTTCTCTTATCCTTCATAATGTTTACATAATCGACTAATACTACATCATAAACGATACCTGTAATATCTTGTACCTTTCCAATGAAGTTATCTATATCATCAGCTGTCGCATTACTAGTTTCATAATTCTTTACTGTCAATGCACCAGGGGCAACAACACTAAGGTCTTTGAAATTTCGAATCTTTTGATTCATGAAATCAGCATCATCTGCTTTCTTATCGTAATCATTCACACTGATATTGAAAATATCAGCACCAATTCTCTTGTGAACTTTTTGACCACCCATCTCTAATGAGATATATAAAACATTTTTACCTTGTTTACAATAGTTTGCTGCATCTTGACAAAGGAATAACGATTTACCTGTGTTTGGTGGTGCAACATAAACAGTTAATGTTCCTTTTGAATAACCACCAATATTCTTATCAATGAAATCATAACCTGAACTTATTTGGTCTTCTGGGTTCCGAACGTGGGATTGGTATTCGAAAAAGTCTGTACCTAAATCATCATCAAAAGTAATGTTGTTACGACCATTAATCATATTCTTAACACTTTGAACAATTTCACCTACATTTTCAGGTGTAACCTTTGTTGTGTTAATATATTCAACAGTATCAACAATAGACGAATCTAAGTGTTTCCATTTAATCCAAGATTGAGCTGTTTCTTCTACCCATTCAACATCAAAATCCTTAATATTTTTCTTGAATATTTCATCAAAAAAGATTTTAGGACATCGTTCTTCTAATTCACCTGTACTAATAAGCATCCACAAATTATCTTTCGATGGTGGTTTCTTAAATTTAGCATAGTATCTTTTAGATATTGTAGCAAGTAAGTCTATTTCAGGTACCGAAAAGAAACCTAGTTCTACTGGCTCTAAATAAACTGGATTATCTAGAGCGTATAGTAAAAAAATCTTTTCGAATTCGTTGGTGTTTATCATATACAAGTTATTTGTATATTAAAACAAAAAAAGGGAACTAATATTTTAGTTCCCTTTGATTTTCTTATTTATGTGTTGTTATTTATTATCTGTAGATTTTTATAACCTTTGCTTTTACTAAGGCATCCCTTTCTTCTTTTGAAAGATTTCTACCCAATTCATCTTCTATCTCAACTCTAGTATATCTTTCAGTGCCAAACATACTTTTCATATCCCTAACGAAATCATACATTTCTTCGTTTAACCCCTCAGCAACTTCAGATTCTAATGATTCATCTAATATTGTCATAATGTCAAAATTAGAAAGATTTTTCTTTGCATATTCATCAAATGCTTGATACAGATAATATGAATCCCATTTTGCAATTTTAGCATAATCTCTACCAAGTTCATCCCATTTACCTAAGAAGTAATCTTTAGAATCCTCTGTTTTGATTGCGGTGTCTAGTTTTGCATTAGGAAAAATACTATCAACTTTTGCAGAACCTGTGTGGTCGTTCACATCTGTTAATGCCGATTTTAAAATCTCTTTGAATGTATATTGTAATCCTGGTGAATTTGCTTTAGAACCTTTCAAATAGTCATTCAAATCTGTAAGGATTTGTTTACTCTGTCTTTCTATTCCTTCATTAAGGAAGTGTTTATATGTATACATGTAATTCTTTTTTATTCTATTTAATCTAATGAACCATACTTACCTGAACTCATATCATTAGCAAATTTTCTACTACCTGTAGAACTGAGTGTAATGTAGAATGGGTCAGTATCTTTTCCATGTCCATAATACGAGCAAAGTCTGAAAGAATTTATTTTATTATTAGGTTTTTCTTCTTTCAATGCTTCTAAAATAATTTCTTTTGATTTTTCAACTAAATCAGTGGAATATTCTAATTCAACTATAGATGGTTGAAAGTGACATAGTGTTGATTGAACTTTGAGACTTCTGATGGTCTCAGGTAATTTACCAATTGCTTCAAGTAATTCCTCTAAACTTTCACAATCGACTGATAATCCTCTTTGATTTTTCATAGTAGTATAGTTATGTTGACTTCTTATTACACTACTAATATAACAAATAAATCCCACAAATCAAAGAAATGCGGGATTTATTATTTAAAAATGTTTATTAATCTACTTTTTCAGCATAGAATGCTTCTTCTTCTTCATCTAGTAAAGAATTGATTTCATCTTCTACTTCTTGTGAACCAAATTCGAAATCTTTTCTGATTAATGCATCAAATCTATCTTCTAATGGGTCAAATACTCTAGATGTCCATAAGTTTCTAGTATCAACTGCTTCACCTAAATGTTCAATTATATACTTTCTTGCAGATTCTTTTGGTTCAAAGAACATAACCTCTTCACTATCATTAGGTGAGAAAGGTCTTACTTTTTCTTTTGCTGCACCGGTCAACTTATTATATTCCTTTTCAGTAATGATATTACCTTTAGCAATACCTACGGAATCCCATCCGAAATAATCTTGAACACCTGCATATTTATTAAATGGTCTATCAAAGAAAATAGGGAATTTAATTACTTTAGGTTGTGCGAATCTATTCTTACCAGTCTTTGCTGTGACTATAACACCTGTTTGTTTTTTATCATCATCTTTATCATCTTTCAATTTTGCTCTTGATAAGAATAACGTAACACTTGGTGAAAATAATACACCACCTCCACCACCTTGAACAACTGGGTCTCCATATCCACCAATATTAACCCCTACGTGGTTTGTGAATATCATTGGAATACTTAGTGAATTCAAATCTGATGTGATAATTCTAAAGAAAGAACGAATTGATTTCGCTCTAGTCATATCTGCAGTATGATTTTGTGTTCTTGCATCTTCAATCTCTTTAGCACTTGCTAACATACCAACTGAATCAAGAATCAACATATATTTCTTCTTTGATGGTTTACCTGCTACTTTCAAGTCCTTTAGACTTTTAATGAAAACTGCAAACATTGATTTAAGTAATTCAACATCAGATACTGGTTCATATCTAAAGTTTTCTAAATCAATACCAAACTTTTCACAAGATTCTGGGTCAATTGCACCCTCTGTATCGTAATAAATAGGTGTAAATCCCATTTGTTGTGCCATGAAAACAGCATTCAGTGTTAGAAAGGTTTTACCGCTATTATGGGAACTAATACCTCCAACACCAGACCAGTATCTATGGTTTTCGTGTTCTACTGTCCAATCATATACTAATTCTTTGTCTTTTTTATTTATAGTAGATACCTCGTAAACTCCATCTTTAGTCAATACTAAATCAGATTTTTTAAGTACTTCGGCTTTAACCCATCCAGTTGGTGTTTCATATAAGTGGTCATTAGAAGATAGTCCTTTAAATCCATTAGTCAATACTATTTCATATATAGGTCTTTCCTTTTTATTATAAATAGTACTAATTTCTTGAAATCCATCTGGTGTATCTATAACTATAAAGTTAGATAGTTTATTTTCAATTAAATCTTGTACTTTAACTAATTCAGAATGTTCTTCGCAATGAGTATTAAATAACTTAGTTAATTCCACATCAGTTAACTTGTCGATGTCATATCCACAATGAGTTAACTCTTTTTTAATAATTTCTATTTTCATATTTATTGTTTAATGTCGATAGTGTTTTGTATTTTTTGTATTTTGATGTCAAAACTCTCAAAATCCCAAACAACTATAATTTCATATCCCTTGTTTTTTGCTACTTTTATTTTATGGTCATCGTTTTCTTTGACATTGTCCCAAGTTAAATTTTTATCCCATATTGGTTTAAATGTTGTTTTGTTATTCTCCTTTTCTTGTTAACATATTAACATTAAATTCCATATACAAAGTACAATAATATTCATACAAGTGTTCTAAATACTCGCTTTCCACTTTATCATTAAAATTCCAGTGAATAATAGCATATTCTAAAAACTGAAATATATTTAGTTTCTCGCCTTTAGAATATACTCTTATTTTTTGTTTTCGTCCTTAACACAAAATAAAGATTTAGTGTTAGATAGGCTCCTCGTTAATAATTTCTCTATCATAATTATCTATACTCTTTAGTATATATAATCGAACAACTTCTTCTTTCGGTAAACAACCTGACTCACCAACTAGTGCTGTTATTTTCTTTCCTGGAATACCTTTCTTAATTGAACCACTCATTGCAGCATTAAGAATCCATGAACCTGTATCAATCCACACATTGTTTTTATAGGTATCATCTGTTCCGAAAGAATTAGTCCCGAAAGGATTCAATGCTGTTAATTCAGCAAATATCCCATCTTCATCTTTGTGTTTCTTAACTGTTTTAGCCATATTTTAAATTATTTTTAGAATAAACGTTTTTTGATTTTTAATGAGCCAGATAGTTTATTAATACCTGTCATTGCTTGAAGTATGTTATTCAACGGATTGATAACAGTCTTTTCAAACATTAAATCAATATCTACTTCTGGTGCAAACTCCTTTGGATAAGAACCCCTTTTATAAGAGAATACATTATATTCTTTATTATGAGATTTGGCATAATACCATTTTACTTTATCACCTGTCTTTAAAGGTTCGTATTTGTTTGCGTATGTAGAATTATTAAGATACATGTTGTATATAGCAGCACCCCTAACATGTGTACCACAACCACTTGCATAATTTAAACTATCTTTATCATCTAAGATATACTTTTCATAATCACCAATACCTGTTGTAATGCAAATCTCTTCTATATCGGCAATTGCGAAACGTTTCTTTAATTTTAATAATTCTATTGTAATATCTCGTTGTGTAAATGATTTTCCTTTATCGAAAATCCATTGTACCAATGTTGATAATTCTGGTCTACAAAACGGAGGTGTGGTTAATCGAATAATTTCAAGACCAGTTGTTTTTGTATAAGTTCCACTTTCATAAAACTTACCATCTGCCCAAACAATGTCTTGTGTATATTTCTTTTTCTTAACCCATATACCTGATTTTGCGATTGTTTCTAATTCGAAATCTAAGTAATTATCAGTGTTGTAAGATTCTGCATACTTATTGAATACTCTTTTAAGATAATCCGCTAATCTAGTTTCATTAATAGTCAAAACTAAATCTGTTGCATTACCTGTCCAATTGATTCTTTCTGCAACTTCTTCAAAAGTCACATAAGCAGAATTATGAACCAATATATCATTTGCAATAAATGTATGGGTATCATCATCAACTTCTATATCATAAACATATTCATCATCAAATTCTCCTATACACTCAATGTATTCTATTTCTGCTATTTCGTATTTCATTTACTATTATTTCTACTTGTTCTTTTAAATTCATATTTTATATAGACTTTCTATATTAATCTATATAAACTACAAAGTTACCTAATTGACAATATTTTATCAGTTTTTAATATTTCAGATGGTTTAACTTCTAGTTTAATTCCATTTCTAAATACAATCATAGAGTGGTCATTAGTTACAATCACTTCCTTTCCAGATTTAGTTTTAAGTTTCCATTTTGATTTAGAAACCTTGTGTCTAATAATTCTTTTTACTGGTGCTTGGTACAGTCCATTATATTCTGACCAATTCAATACTGTTCTGTTAGTTTCAACAGATTCGTGCCCACTTTTGGTTCCCCCTGCATTAATAGAATTTTCGTTATACAAATCTTCTATTCTAATATTTCCTTTATTTGTACTAATAATTGTGTCTTTATCAACACTATCTGTATCAATATAAATTACAGTTGGTTTTGTACAAGGTTGTGGGTCTAAAATAACATCATCACATAGTTCTTTTAATTTTGCAAGAACTACTTTATCTTTATGAAAGGTATTGTGGAAATAGGAATCTAAGGCCTTTTCTGCATACTTAATTGCATCTTGACCTTGAATAGTTACAGTTTCTGCTAAATCCTTATTTGCCCAATAGAAGTAATTCGATGCCATTGCTCCATAAATAGAGTTAAGTACTAACTTATTAGATTGTTCTAATGTACTTTTTATATTGGATTCATCATCTAATTGTCTAATTGCTGATTCTAAATCAGATTCTGATAGAGAACTATAATCAAAGTTCTCTATTTCATCAGTTGTCATATCTCTTATTTTAATCATTCAAATGTATTTATAATTATTGAAATTTTTACTTCTTATTTGATACAATCCTCTATAATTTGGGTGTGTTAAATACATTAAGTTTAATTATTTTAAAGAAAGGAACTTAGGATTCGAGTCCTATTATAGTTCCTTTCTTTATTTAATCAAATACTTTTATATTCCCAAATTTTACAATTCTATATCTTCGTGTAAAGTGATAACAACTTGCATTGTGTTGTCTTCTGCTTTGAATACTATTTTAGTATCATCAAGAACAGGATATACTACATAAGAATTTTGGTCTAATAATTTGAAGAGGTCTTTAGAAATTTTGTATGAATTCATTCCACCACCTTCTAAACCTTCAAATTCATCTGAGATTACTTGTTCATACGCACCTTCAGAACAAACTTTCACTTCACCATTAACTTGGAATTCAATTTCTTCGTTTGAATCAAAGTCGAAAAACTTTTGGATTTGTAAAACTTCGTTTGCTGTAATTCTGAAATTACAATCAGCATTGTCAACATTTTTACATTCTACAATTGCTTCTTCTGGAACGTTTGCGAATTCGAATAATGTTGGGTCTGCAGCATCTAATGTGATAGAAACCTTTGGACTAGATATAATCATTGTTTCTGCAAAATATTCACCTTCTAATTCTGCGAAAGTGATTTCACATTTGATTTCATTTCCACTTAGGAAAGAGAATGCTTTTTTTACTTTCTTTCCTTCATAGAAACAAAGTTTAATTGGTTTGTCAACTTTATCTAAGTTTGATTCACCACAAATATCACCAATACCGTAATTCAAACTCTTAATAATAGTTCCACCTGAATTGTGTGAATCTGTACTAATTGTGTCTTTGTCAATCTTAAAATAGATTGTACCAGTGTCATTTAATGGAATCAAGGTATCTATAAAGTTATTGAACTTTACTAAATCTACCGTTTTTAATAATACTTTTTTCATCTGTTTACTTTTCTGTTTATACTTAAATGTAATTATTTAAGTTTTTCTTTTAATTCATGTGATATTTTTGCACATAATTTTGCTCTGTACTGATTTATCTTTCTGGCTTTGTATAAATCATCATATACTGTTTTCAATGTTGATTGACCTTTCTTAAATACACAACCAGTAACACTAACAATTTCATCATTCTTAGGTCTGTCTAGTTTGATAGATGCTGGTTTGTAATTATCAAACTTTTTCATATCACCAAGAATTTTCCTATCGAAGTTTTCAAAACCTAATTCTAAAAATCTAGATAATGATGGATATAGTGAACTAAAATCCAAACATGCTACTATTGTATGCAAACCAGCAAGTGGTGCCTTTACAAATGCACCTTCATACGCTTCTTTTTCTCTTTGTGACATATCAATCAAAGGTAGAACTTTGTTCTTTTGAATGTATGCTCTAGTCATTAATCCTTCGGTAACATTTACAGCTGAATCTGCTTTATCAATATGATTACCGGAACCATTACCTTGTGCTAAGATTGCACTAAAAGGTTGTCTTTTTTCATGTATAAGTAAAACTAAGATTGTATCAACTGCATTGTATAAACAATAAGTGTCATAATCATTAGCATACATTTCTTTAAGTACATCACCATTCATTACTGGATAGTTTCCGTACTTTAATTTTTTAACGTTAAGAACTTTACCTGAAACGAAATCTAAACTTTTAGATTCTTTAACCTTAATACTTCTATCAAATGCATCAAAGTAATACATGTAATCAACAACAGCAAAGTGACTTGGTACTTTACCAACATCTTTTTTCTTAGATACGTTACCTGTTGGGGAAATTGGTTTATAATCAACGTTAAGGTTATCCATTCTCTTTGATAAGAAAGGCCAGTCAAATCCATTATCGTTCATCCAATTCATTCTAAAAGTATTGATGAAGTTCCAACCAGTGATAACATGAAACTTAGAACATATTTTAACGAATGCTTCTAGTAATTTCTTTTCATCTGGTATATGAATAAATTTCATGATGATTTTCAAATCAGTTACATCTTTGAAGTAATCTGTTAAGAATTCATTCATTTTCTTTTGTTTATCATAGTCGAAGTTTTCTTTCTCTCCTAATATAATAACTTGAATGTTTCCATTATCATCTTTCCAACAAACTGTTATCGCTGTAATCTTTTCTGCAGCTAATGTAACATCTGGGAAACCATCATGAATATCTGTTTCAATATCACAAAATAGAATCTTTGGCATGTTGAATTCATATAGAACATCTTTAAGTTCTGGTTGTGAATTCATCCATTCCCAAATACTTTTCTTATCTACATTTTCATCATCCCTGTAAGACATTCGAATAACACTCTTACCATCCCAGGATTTGAAATTAGTATCTTCGTTCGGTCCAGAATAATATTTCCACTTCCAGAATTCCCTTTTCTTAATATCTAAGATTTGTCTGTTTCTGTCAGAATCTATATAAGAAATCTTTACTGAGTTTGAATACTTATTTTGTTCAATGTCTAAAATCATCTATTCTTGTGTTGTTGGTTGTTCTTGAATTTCATCTTCTGTCATGATACCAGCTGTTTCGCACATTATCATTATGAATTCTATTGATTCATCTGTTAGTTCTATACTAATCTTTCCGTTCTTTTTAAAACCTATTTTCTTACTCTGACTCTGTATTGCTACTTTTAATGTTCCTAAAACATCAACAAAAGAAGTTACATCGTCATTAGCAAGCGACATTTCTAAAATATTATTTATTTTTATATCCATAAAATATTTGCTTTATCATACCTATTAAATAAGAAAGAAGAAGCATTTATTTTAAATCTAACGAACAATGTCAGAAAAAACTTTACAACCTACTGAGGTTGATGTAATAATCATATCATACGCTAAGAACCCAGACCTTTTAAAAGAAACAATAACTAGTTTAGAAACACTATTTGATAGTGAAGATTCAAATATTGTCAAGTTCAATGCTGTTGTTGTAGAATCTGAAAAGAATGTACAATACGTCCAAGATACAAAAGGACACACTTTAAAGGTAATTTACCCTGAGGTAGAATTTGGGTATCACACTTATTTGAACTTAGGTCTTGAACAAGGTTCTGCTGAGTGGACCTGTTTGTGTAATAATGATTTAGTTTTCAGACCACTTTGGGCATCACACATATTAGGTATCGCAAATGTACAAAGAGAACATGATGCTGAAACTTGGAAATACTTTTCAGCATCACCTGCTAATCCAAGAGAAGCATGGCATTATGGAAAACTAGGAAAAGTGGAAGTAGGATATAGTGTAAGACAACAAGTGGCTGGATGGTGTTTATTTCAGTCTAGGAACGTTTTCGATAAAATAGGTAAGTTGGATGAACGAATCAAGTTTTGGTTCTGTGACAACTGGTATAGTGTTGTTTTACAACATCATAAAATACATCACGTATTTGTAGGTATATCAACTGTTGAACATCACAACGAAACAGAAGGAACCACAACAAAGGATATTAATTTGTCTGATAGTGATAAACATAAATTAACTTATGGTGCTGGGGATGAATTTAGAGAAATCATCCGGGAACTTTTAGATGACCCAAATTGGGGAAAACCAACAGAAGCACAACTAGAAGCATTAAAAAAAGAAGGTAGAACTTTCTACTAAAAAGAAAAGGGAAACAAATTAATGTTTCCCTTTTTTTATTTATTTTGGATTGAATGTGTATTGTAACGAT